TTCATCACGGACACGGTCACGACCACGACGAGCAACACCACCACCGCGGTAAACCTCACGGACTTCCTCGACGCGCAGGCCCCGGACAACAGCACCACGGGCGAACTCTGGCTCTGGCAGGACAGCACGGGTGAGCTTGAGTACTTCCGCGTACAGTCCATGACAAGCCTTGTGGCTACTGTGGAAGCGTGGCCCGCAGGAGGGGCCTTGAGCGCGGCTGTAGCGGCTTCAGACAAGCTCTGGCGCGTCGGGTACGTGGACGTGAATACTGCAGCCATCAACGATGCACAGGTCGTCGGTGATGGGAACGCAACTCCGTGGGACGGAGCTTGATGAATGGCGATTGGCGCGGGATGGACTGACGGGGCATGGGTTGACGCGGGCTGGGTATACGGCGCGTGGGCTCAATCCGCCAGCGCCGTTGTCGCGTGTTCCTCGGCTACGGGTACGCTGCATGATGAGTTCGTGCAGACCGCGGACACCCAATACTACGACCTATACACCCGCACAGGTGTCGCGCAGTCGTGGCAGGCGGGGTCCAACCCCGCTGAGGTCACGGGCGTGTGTGTGCGCCTCCTCACGGTAGGCACGGTGTCCAGTGGCACGATTACGGTCGGGATCTACGCGCACTCGGGCACTTACGGCACGAATGGCGTTCCCACGGGTTCCGCCTTGGTCGCAAGCGAAGCCTACGACGTCACGACACTGACTGCGAGCGCGGCGGATTATTTCTTTGCGCTTTCTGGATGGACGCCCTCTGCGAACACGAACTACACGATCGTGGTCGGGGGCACCGGAGACGTTGCAGTCGGGACCGACTCTAGCAACACGGTCCGCGTTGTCATTGAGACCGGCGCAGAGGCAACGCACAGCGGGAACGGCGCAATCAAGACTACGGGCTCTTGGGTTTCCTTCGTGGGCGACACCGCGTTCAAGGTCTACTACGCCGGAGGCGGCGGTAGCACTGGCTATTTGGCCAGCACAGCGAACAAGTCGATCATGGGGTCGTTCGGGATGGGGTTCTGATGCCATGGTGGGAAAGTGCGCAATTAGCGGCCGATGTAACGCTGCTGTTGTTGGCACTCGTGATATGGAGAAAGCGCGTTGCCGTGGCGCAGCGCGTTCTAGATGAGCCCTCACCGGGCGTAAAACCAAGCGATTACCGGGTCGTCAGCATGAAACCGCACAAGGTCTACTACGCTGGCCCATCTCTGAAAGAAGCAAAGCGCATACGTGCCCGTGAACGTGGTAACGGCGTGCACGCAGTGCTCAAGGTTAACGGAGAGAACCGCAATTGATTCGCATCGTTACGAGGCTGCCTGCAGGCCAAGATAGACTAGACCAGCAGGTGTGCCCGGACCTAGCCCGGTTAGTCCTCCCCAGATGGTACACAGGCGCAGGTTTGTGCCACTCGGCCCCATGATCATCCTTCTCTGTTTGCTGGCTGCATAAAATGAACGACGACATTGACACCATCACGGTACCGATCAAAAAGGCGCAGGCTGAGCATGTTCGCCACCTTCGTGCTCAGATCGATCTCGCCCAGTCGCAGTACGAACACGCAGTCAGCCTGCTCCTGATGGGGAGTATCGACAAGCAAGGCGCTGTCGAGCTACGAGAAGTGCACGACAACGCACTCGTAATCGCATACAAGGAGTAGGTCATGGCTACCTACAATTTTGGCATCGTGGCACTGCAACCGAATTTGACCTCGTCACACGTCTTGGGTTTTGCCGCGAACAAAAACTCCACTGACGGCTCGATGTTGGAAATCTGGGACGGGCCCAACAACACAAATTGCTTGTTCGCTTTTACAACATCAGGCGCTGCTGACGGCACAGGTGATCTTGTGATGGGCGATCCGCGCACAAGTGGCGGCATCGATACGACAGATAGGCGGGGTTTCATCTACCTGCAGTCATGCGCTGGCACCCCAACTGGCAGTCCAGCCTACGCCGGAGGGAACCGCGCTGCTCTGGTGTACGACCGCACGAACCATCGCCTTTACATCAACCAAGATCTTACGTGGAGGTCTGTAGCGGTGACATGATGAAGACCGTGACGCTGACAAAAGACCAGCTCGCCATTCTTTCAGAGTTCGGCCAACAGAGAGATGTGGCCGTGGCTCGTTTCGAGGGCGCGGCGCGTATGCTGATTCCATCCGGGGCCCAGCCGCATCAGCTAGATACGCGAACAGGTACGCTCACTTACTACGCTAGTGAGGAGGCTGATGTCGCAGATCCTGACTGAGCGAACCACCAGTTTTGCTCTGGGTGTGAATGACTCCACTGCACCCGACGAGTATCAGCCGCAAGAGCTTGCCAAGCTCGTGAATTTTCGTCCTAGCTTGCAGGGTAATGCACTAGAGCGACGTGGCGTGACATGGTCACCCAACGACGACCAGTGTTTTGGTACAAACTATTCGCCATTAGGCGGCATCGAGTGGGAGCTAACCAGCGGACAACGACAGCTTGTTGCCATAAGCGACCAATCCGGGTCGGGGCAAGGGTTGTTTTATTCAAATGACGAAGGTCGCACATGGACTGCTGCGGCTGGCGCAATCAACTTCACCGGAAACAAAAACAAGCGCGTAAGTTTTGCCACTATCGAAAGCGGTGGCACCAACTATCTGTGCTTTGCGCTCGGCACAACGCTGTCGTACAAGTGGGACGGTACCACGCTCACTGCCCTGTCCAACATTCCGTCCGGCGTTAAATACCTAGAAAGTTTCAACAACCGATTGATCGCAGCCGGGCATTCAGGCACGCGGGTAGTGGCATCAAAGGTTGGCGACCCTGACACTTGGGCCGCGCCCGATGGCTGGAACATCGACGCATCGACGAGTGACGGTGACAATTTTATTACGGGGCTGTTTCAACTTGGCCCCGTGCTGATGGTATTTAAGCGAGAGAGCGTCGGTTACATCGAAGGCTTTGGGTTCCAAACACTGCAAGTGCAAACAGGAGCCCGTGGGATCAGCCGTTCAGTCGGTTGTATAGGCTCGCACTCCATTGCGCCCTTGGGCGACTACGGCGTGATGTGGCTGTCGGAGCGCGGCTTCGAGACTTACACGCTCAACTCGGGCGTGATCCAGCTCGCCAGTCGTCCGATGCAGGGATTCGTGAATGCGATTATGAAGTCACGCATCGTCGAAACAGGCTTTGCGGTGCCGCAAGGAGTGTGGCTGCCACAGAAACGCGAGTACTGGTGCGCTGTGCCGGTCGGCCTGTATTCGGACGGCACTGTAATTGCCGGTCAACCACAGGCGCTGGTCAACAACTATATCTATTGCTATCGGCCGGGCTCTGCGACTGAGCCGCCTGCACAATGGGCCGTCACGTTTTCGGACGACAATTGGCTTTTTCAGGATACGGGGTCGTCAGTAGGTATTACATCCGACGACGGCACCTATCCCGGTGCACTGTACATAGAAGCGGGAAGCCGTGCTGAGAGCCAACTGCTAGTCGGTGACGACGGAGCTTTGCGGGTCACGCAAAACGAAGAGTTCGGGCTAGATGTTACTAGAGTTTCCATGAGCAATGGCGGAAACAGAGGGTTCGGGCCGAGCAACAACGGTACGTACCAGTACTCTGCAGGCAGCCCTCGTGCCGATATGCTGCCTATGGTCATGTTCACTTGTGACCATGACGGCCAGCTCAGCCAGCCCTGCTTTATTAGCTGGTGGGGCTGGTTCTATTACGCTGACGACACGCAGACTACGAGCGTAGAAGGCACATCTCAAGAGGAAGTGCTTGGTGCCTTGGGGGCGCGTGATATTGAAAGTATCTGCCACACCCGCCCGCTTTTGTTTGGCGACCAGTTCACGCGCAAGCAAGTACTTCGTGCGAGGCTACAGTCCAGCCAAAACACCGATGCCGAGTTCTTGGTTCGCGTTCGCTCTGATGGCAGCTCCTCTGTTGCACAGACCCTGACGCAAACGGCTACGCAGCGAGGCAGGCCTACAGAAAGCAAGCTGCGCACGAAGGGCAAGGGGCGCATCATCGATGTAGAGATCGAGTCTGGTTCTCAGGATAACGACTCTTGTGCACTGATCGCACTTGAGGTCGACGCTCGTATTCTGAGGAAAGTGCGGTGAGTAGTCCCTCTTGGGGTACGATCCCTTTCGGCGGCCAGTTTAACACCGCACATCAGCAGGCGCAGCAATACGCGCTGATCGGCTCACACTGGGACGAAGACCAGCGTGTGTTCTTCACGGGCATTAAAGAGTCGACGGTAGACGATACATATGATGTCACGTTCCGCGCCGCCCGTGCTTGCCTATGGGTGACCATCCATGTGCAAAGTGAGGGTACGGGAGGCAGGGACTACGATGCCGCCACGTTTGAAAGTTCGACGCGCTACGACATGCGACAGGACCGGGTGCGCGAGATCGAGGTCACCACAGATGGAGCGCAATCGTACTACATCTGGGCGATCCCTGAGTTCGAGCAGGCTGCAGACGGCACGTTCTACAAATACGATGGCGTGGACGCTGACGACCACATGGCGTTCACCGAAATCCGGCCGGGGCTCCCGGCTACGGTTCTGCAGGGCACACTGACGAGCGGCTCCATCCCTTATGCGACAGCGTCGGACACGCTTGCAGATACCACGTTCGAGTACAATGGCTCAGGCCAGATGCAAGCGCCCAACGGCGGGCCATTTGCGCCTGCCTATTCGTTCGGCGACCAGAACCAGATGGGGATGTACCGGAAAGGCACCGACGAGCTGGGTTTGTATGGTGGGGCGAGTGGGTGGACGTTGTATATGGATCAAGCCGTTGTCGATTTGTACTGGGGCGGTGGGTTCTATTCCGGCGTACAAGACATGATCCAGATGCGCGACGGTGTGGCGCGGCCGTCGTTGTACATGGGGGTGTCTGGCGATTTCACGAACACAACGACCAGTCAGATCTACGTGTACGGGTCGGGCAGCTCCTCAAACTTGGTGTTCCGGGGCGGCGACAATAACGCTGGTGCGACCTTTGTCACCAACGCCGTCACTGGAGACAAGGGATACGCTGCGATCTATGCCGAGGGCTCAGGAGCAGCAGGCCAGAGCAACTACGGCGCGTTCTATGTTTATTCAGTTGACGACAGCGAAATCGATGTAACGGCAGCGGGAGCAAGTCAGGGCACGATTGCTGGCCGCCTGTCTGCAAACACTGGGCTGCGGACAGTAGACGGCGATGCGTCCACCCCGGCGTGGAGCTTCGAGAGCGACACAGACACGGGCGTTTTCAGGCCCGGAGCGAACCAATGGGCCGTGGCTGTGAATGGCAATAGCCGGTTCAAGGTAGAAACCGATCAGGCGACCTGTCAGAGCATGGGGCTTGTAGTAGACGACACGTTCGCAGTGGGGCAGAACCGGAGCACTGCGGTACAGAGCGCTCTGGGCGGCACTTGGACGGGCGGAGCAGTCACTGCTATCGCAGCCTATCGCATCAATACGGACGTTGTTTTGAGTTCCTCGACAACTGCGAGCGCGTGTCTGTTTGAAATCGGCGGCGGCAGGAGCGTAACCACCCCCGGCACGAGCCTGACTGTACAAAGAATCGCGAGCATGTATTTGCGTGAGCCCGCCGTAGTCGTAGGCGCAGGAGACACAGTAACGGACGCTGCCACGCTCTACATCCAGAACGCTCCCACCGAAGCGACCAACAACTATGCCTTGCATGTAGACGATGGCGGGGTGCGCATCGATGACGGCATCCCGCTGGGAGGCGGTTCAACTCCCACGCTGGGTACGATCGGAGGCACTGGCCCAGCAACAGCAGCGCAAAACCAGTGGCTGCGAGTTTACATCGGAACAGGGGCTTTCTTCATCCCGGTATGGCAGTGAGGACGACACATGGCAATTTCATTTGAGACTCCCACCATTCAGCCGCCCACCGCAGAAGAGGCGAATGGCGACCTGCAGCTAAGTACAGCGCAGCCAGAAGGCACGACGATTGGCTCAAACACAGGCCAAACGCCGTCGCTGGCGACTGGTTCGACGAACCTGACCACACAGCACCAAGACTTCCTGAGTCAGTGGCTGCAGAACCCCACAAGGTATGGTCAGGAAATTGTACAGCAGGGCATCGACCTAGCGAATCAGGAGTCGCAGCGCGGGTTTGATCTTGGCACAGCGCGTCTCGACGAGATGATGTCGATGCGCGGCCTCGTAGGCTCCGACATTGAGGCGACGGCCACAGCCGACCTTATCAGCCAGCTCAATCAGCAGCGCGAGCAGCGTTTGTTCGACCTGAACAGGGAGATGGCCAACACATACGCGCAGGACATGGCGTCAGCCGCGACTGCTGCGACCCAGTTCGGTCAGCTCGGGCTCGGAATGGGCGAACTTGGCCTCGGCTACGAGCAGTTGTTTCAGCAGGGCGGGCAGTTCGGGCAAGAACTTGCTCAGCGCGAATCGGAGTTTGCTCGACAGTTCGGCCTGAGCAGTGCGGATCTCGACCTCCGCTCCCAGCAGCTCATGCAGCAGTACGAGCTAGAGGGCCGCAGCCTAGACCTGCAAGAAGCACGGGACTTGGCGGAGATCGATCTCAGAGCGGATCAGTTGTTTGAACAGCGGCGTCAGTTCGACCAGAACTACACGCTGGACCAAGCCAGACTCGACGCGCAGCGCGAGCAGTTCGCGACTCAGATTGCGCAGCAGGAGTCAGAGTTCTCAAGGCAGTACGGGCTACAGACGGAGTCGCTGGCGGTCGAGGTGCAGCGGCTGATGCAGGAGGCTGAGCTTGAAGGCCGCAGGTTAGACATACAGGAAGCCACGCAGCAAGCCGAGCTGGAATTGCGGTCGCAGCAAATTCTTGAGCAGGCCCGTCAGTTCGATCAGAGCTTCACGCTGGACGAAGCTCGCCTGCAGGCGCAGCGCGACCAGTTCCAGATGGAAATCGATCAGCAGGCATCGCAGTTCCAGCAGCAGTACGGGCTACAAAGCGACCAGTTGGCTCTGGAAGCTCAGAGGTTGATGCAGGAAGCCGAACTAGAGAACAGGTCGCTTGACCTGCAGGCGGCGACATCGGAAGCAGAGCTAAACCTGCGCACGAATCAGTTGGTGGAAGAAGCGCGGCAGTTCGATCAGACGCTGACGTTTGATCAGGCGCGACTGATGGCAGAAGACCAACAGTTCCAGTCGTCCCTGAGTTTCCAATACTCGCAGCTAGCTGAGCAGACGCGGCTGTCGGAAGCGGACCTTCAGTTCCAGCGTGAGCAAATGCTGGAAGACTCATTGAATCAGTCGCTGGACAGGGCTCAGCAGTGGGACATGCAGCAGTCGAGCCAGCTATTCCAAGCCACGGAGGCTGATTACAATCGTGCGCTTGAGCGCGAGGCCCTGCAATTGCAACTGCAGGGCATGACAATGGAAGAGGCGTGGCGCACCGCAGACCGGGATTTAACACGGGAACTTGAGTCCCGCGCTCTGTCACTGCAGGAATCTGGGCTAGCGGCCGACCAAGCGTATCGTGCTGCGACATTGCAGCTCGAAGCGGAGCTGGCAGACAGAGATCGTGAGGCGGAGATTTACCAGTCAGAGCTTGCCGCCTACACGCAGCAACAGAACGCCATGCTCAGCGCCCTGACGGGCATTGCCGACAGCCTCAACACAATCATCGCTGCTTCGGGCGGTACGATTGCCGACGCTACCGCGAGCAATCTGGACATGAGCGGGCTAATGAACTTCTTCAATGCGTTCTCGCAGCCTGCTCCCACCAACCCGTTCGGGACCACTGGCTCAGGTAAGACTTACGGGGAGACCTCAACCTACATCCCCACGCAGCCGTTAGACGGAACCACGTCTACTGGGTCTACTGGTCTGTCGTTTGATCAGTTGCTGGCAATGCTGGCGGCGTACGGAGGCTGATGATGGATGAGTTTGGTCTGCTCGGCCTGCTAGACCCGTTCATTGGCATGGACGAGGAAGACGAAGAGGTCAAGCCACTAGACCGGGACCCACTCGTGCCGGACACATCGACGGCAACGGGCACGGGTGGCGGTGGTTCGTCGTCGGGCACTGTCGATGGCGGGTTCGATGAAGTGTTTGACCCAACCACCAGCGACGACACCGAAACGTTGCCCGGCGACGACCTCCCTACAACCGGAGACAACGAGTCCACGGGAGGCGGTGGCGGCACGCCTACGTCTGGCACGGACATCGAAGACCCGCTCGCGGACGAGATCCCTGACCCCGAAAACCCTGCCACCGACGACGACCCGGACCTGCCGCCTCCGTACGAGGCCATCGCGTACGATCCGGTAGCTGCGTACGAATCCCTGCGCAGAGCAAGGGCGATGCGCATGTTCGACAGGCGCGACTGGAAAGACGAGTTCCGCAACCGTGGCTTTGGCAGGGGCCAGCTCGACCCGCGTGCGGGTGCGTTCATCGCGAACCAGTACAGGAATGCGGACGTGGGCGATTATGACCTTGCCACCGTGCAAGAGGCGTTCGCCAACATGACCGCCGAAGATCTCGCCTACATGAATCCGCAGGCGCTAGCGCAGATCCAGAACACGATGAAGGGGCTGACGGTGACCAACCCCGCACAGGGTGGGGCACCGACTCCCTACATGGCCACAACGGACGCATACGCTGCGCAGAGCGATTTCAGCGGCGACGGGTACAGCTATGACCCGTTGCTCAAGGACATGGAGGAGGCGAGGCGTAGCGCCTTGTCACGAGGCTTCGGCTTCGCCATGAAAAATCAGACACAACAACCTTGGTGGTACAATATGGGAGGAGGATCATGAGTTTCGGTTCAGCAATTCAGGGTTTGATGGGCGGCATGCGCAACCCGAACATGATGGGCGGCATGGGTGGCATGCCCGGTATGGGTGGTATGCCGAACCAGATGATGTCTGGTTACGCCTCCCACGACGGGCAGAAGATGGGTGGCATGGGCGGGATGCTGGGGTGGCTGCAGAACAACCCAGAGCTGGTCGCTCAAATTCTTTCCGGTGCGGGTCAGGCATTTAGTGGCATACAGGAGCGCAAGCTGCAGCGGGACATGCTGAATGAAGAGCGCAGACAGTTCAACGAGGATGATGCGTTCCGTCGCCGTGGCATGGGCGTAGTCGGCAACCCGCTTCCCGGTCAGGCGCAGGCTAGCCCGATGGCCACCAACCGATCCATGTCCCCATACGGCATGAGGTAAGAATGACCTTTTTCGGCGATTTGTTCGAGGTCGCCGGGGGCGGAGCTAGTGGCTTCGCCGCTGGCATGCGTGCGCAACGCGAGCAACAGCTCGAACGCGACAATCTGCGGATGCAAGAAGCGGAGATGGAGGCTGCGGCCGTAGACCGCTCTCTCATGCGCGGCATCCAGCAGCAGCAGGTGCAGTTGGCTGAGGAAGAGTTCCAGCATCAGCGCGCAATGGATCGACGGGAGTCGCTGCGGAGCCGAATGGAAGCAAGAGACGGCAAGGCCCAGCAGAAGCTCGAAAACGAGCTTGCTTTTGCAAGGTACGGGTTTGACCCAAGTGGTAACCCCTTGTCTTATAACGAGTTGCCTCTAACCGATCGGGCGCTGATCCACCAGAGGCAAGCGTCGGCAGCGGCTGCTCCTCAATTCGGCGACAGGGAGAAAGGCCTTGCCCAACAAGTTCTATTCCAGTTCGGACAGCAAAGCCGGGATCGCTTGGACTACCCCGCCATGGAGCAAAGGGCGAGGGAGCTTGCAGAGGCGGGGGGGATGGACCCGGCAGCAGTACTAAATGCCCTGAACGCTGTGACGGGAGAGTACCTGCTCGGCCGCATGACGATGGACCCAGTAGATAGGATGATGGAGGGCATATTGCCGGACATGTCGTTTAATCAGTTGCTGCAGTATGACCCGCAACCATCAACGCTCAGCGGCGGGCAAGTCGGCGGAGACGTTACTCTCTCGGGAAATCTACCACCCGAAGTTCAGGCAGCCATTGATGAGTTGGTGGCTCAAGGCATCACCGACCCGAACGAAGTCATGGCTGAACTGAGCAAAAGGGGTCTGGGCAATTAATGGCAATGAACGAGCAGGACATCCGTGCCCGCATACGGGAGGCGCAAGTGCGAGCCCGTATTCGCGATGCCCAATCTCGCGCTGCCCAATCTTCGGGTGGCGCACAACGGGGCACTCCTGCTCAGCCAACAACCTCCCCGCCAGCTACTGACTACCTGAATCCGCAGGGCACGCGGCCGTTTGCACGCGCCGTTGAGGGCGGGCTGGACGCATTGCTGGGACTGTCAGGCGGGGTCGTGTCGAACGCCCTCGACATCGGCGCACGCTTGGTCCCTCTTGCTGACTTCGTCATTCCAGCGCCGGGCAGCCCGCTACAAGAGCTTGGCGTCGGTGATGCTCTCAGGTCTGGTCGTGATGCTACGCAGGAGTTTTTTGCAGAACAAGCTGCCACTCAGGTCGTACCGGGCTCGGGGCAAACACTAAGGGAAGGTCCGGGCTTGCCGTTCATGGGCGGGAACATCGCAGGCACGATGGCTTCCGAAGGCCTGTCGTACGTGTACGGCGGCGGCCTTGTCAGGTCGGGCGCAGGTGCAGTAGCCGCAGGCGCACGCGGGCCGTTTGCACGCGCTCTGCAGGCCCTAGGCAGGAGGGGTGGGGGTGGACTGAGGGGTCAGACAGTCGAGGCCTTAAAAGACGCTGCAGCCGTTGCGCCGCTCGACATAGCTGCGTCTATCGATCCGGCCACATCGACCGCTGGAGCGATCACGTCGATGGTGGACGCAACCGGCGCAGAGGTCGACGGCCTGCCGGGTCGAGTGCTCGATGTGATGCGTAGCGCCAGCGAAGCCGAAGGTGTATCTGGTGTCTTGGCTCGCGGAGCAATCGAATCCGGCCTTGGCACCGTAGCCGATGTAGGTGTGCGTGCTCTTGGTGCCGGTGCACGCGGAGCGCGGCGCACGACCGAGGGCATTCAGGGCAGGATCGAAGAAGAAAAAGCGGCGCGTGTACTGGAAGACGTGCCGACACAGCTTACGGAGCAGGACAAGCTGGAGCTTGCTCAGCTCACAGCAGAGCGAGAAAGCAACCTGCGTGCTGCAGATCTGCAGCTAAGCGAAGACCCGCTCGACGTTTTACGTGAAACACTGGAAGAACGCATCCCGCCCAGACTGACGGCCGAGGACATCCAGCCTGCAAAACTGGAAGACGGTACTTCCGGCAATCCGCCAGAGGTTGATGATGCCATCAACGATGTCATCCGTGAACACAACGAGCTAGTCGACGAAGAGGAGGCGTACGCCGCCGCTCGTCTGATGGAAGAACAGGGCGAGATCGACGAGATACTGCAGGAAGACGTTGCTTCGCCAGCGCAAGTCAGGGACGAAGAGGCCAAACAAGCGGCCCGCGATGACCTGCTCGCCAGCATAGATGCGCGTGCTGCCGAGCTAGACGACGGGCTCGCCAAGGAGCGCTTGCTGTCCACCCGCAGGCAGATAGCTGACGGGCAGGACCCGCGCCTATTTGCAGAGAGGCTTGAAGCGCACGGTATCGACAGCCGCATGGTTCAAGATGCTGGCGCAATCATCGCCCCTCAGCTAGACCTGAGAAGCCCGAGCAGCAGGGCTGCGGTCGGTCTGGGCGGCGGCTTGATTGGCACTGAAGAAACGTCCACAGAAGAACGTGCACGTAATGCCATCATCGGAGCGGCTGCGCTCACCACAGGTCCCGCGCTCCTGCGAGCCCTAGACCGTTGGGCCGGTGGCAGAAGCGGCCATCTAGTCAACCTGCTTGCCGAGAACATGCCCCGTGGGGAGGTACAGGCAGGCACACTGACGATGGAGCCCAAGGTATCTCGACTCGTCAAGGAGATGAAAGGCGGCAATACGATGCCTGCCGAAAACTGGGAGCGTCAGTTCTTCGACGAGAACGGCAAGCCGAAAGGGTTTCGCCAGATCGAAGACGACCACTACGGCATGCGCGAGTTCTTTCAGTCTAGGGCTGGGCAGAAGATCAGCAAAGAACAGGTGCTGGCTCACATCGAAGCCAATCAGCCGGTCATCGAAGTCCACACGCTCGTTGCAGACGAGACAACCATCGACATCAGGACGGGCGGAAGGGAGGCGGTCGGCAGGGAGGAGGTAAACGACGAGTACGGCAACGTGCCCGTGTGGGCCGACGAGGCTGTGGTTACGGAGGTCCGTGGGCCAAGCGTGTCGCAAGATCAGGCCCGCTGGGCAACGAGGTCACAGACGGGCGACCCGATCGGCGCAATGACGGGTTACAATCACCGCGAAGTGATCATCAGCCTGCCAGAAAACGCGAGAGCGCCGGGCACGCAGTTCATTGCGCCGTCGCACACCGGAGACACACGAAACCCAATCGTGTTCATGCGCTTGTCCGAGAGGCAGAACGCGGACGGCGAGTGGGTGCTGTACGTCGAAGAGCGGCAGTCGGACATGGAGCAGTTGCCCCGCAACCTCGCCCGCATGCGCAGGGATGCCGGTATGCCCGACCGTCCAACCATCGGCCCAGAGCCGTATCCGACGTATCTGACAGATGAGGGCACCCAGATCTTCAATGTGCAGAGCTTGGATGAAGACGACCTCCTGAGCGCCACCTCACCAGACTTTGCCCACAACAACCGCACCGCTGAACTCGCTGCTCGCTACCTCGTCGCAGAGGCACGCCGTCGTGGGATCAAGCACATCTCGTGGACACCCGGCGACCTCCAGCTACAGCGCAACAACAAGGGCGGCCTGACGACCAAGATGCGCTACGAAATGCGCGATCAGTGGATGGACGACCACAGCGTGCTGCAACGGTGGCGGCCAGTCGGCAACCTGATTGCAGAGCATCCCAGCGGGCGCACGATGGAATGGAACATGAAGGACGAGGCTCTTGAAAGTTGGGTGGGTGCCGACATAGCCGCACAACTTCGTGCAGACGCCGGACGCCGCGTGCCTTTCGAGGGACCCAGTGCGGCAGGCGACCGCGTGCGCAACCTCAACCGCACCCTCGACGGAGACATCGCTGTTGAAGCGAGAGAGATGGGCTGGCAGGGCAACAAAGGGGATGTCCAGTCGATCCTGCAGCGCGAGCTGCAGGCTCTTGCAGACGCCATGGACAGCGGCAACCTGAGCGTGGAAGATCTGGACAATCTGGAGCAGGCCGCCGCAGGCAGGATCAGCAAAAGCGGCGACTTATACGAGCCTGACAACATCGGCCACTCGGAGGCGCAGTACTACGTCGGCCGACGCATGGAGGAAATGTACGAGCTTGCCCGTGAGGTGGCGGAAGGCGGGCTCGAAATGGACTATGCGTGGCACACGTTCAATGAGCCCACACTGGTGTCGACCTCTGCTGGCCTTGCACGTCAGTACAACGAGGGCATGGCCCGCGCTTTCCGCAATGTGATGGACAAAGAGGCCGGAATGAAAGGCCGGTACTCGTTCACAGGCACGACGATCAAGGACCTAGAAGCGTTCGAGCACCAAATGATGACCCTGCCTGACTCATGGGAGGGTGCTCGCAACTTCCAGTTGTTCTCTCATGGCGCAGTCGGCGGTGCGGCATTGGGCGGTATCGGCGGTGGCGCATTGGCCTTAGAGACGGGCAACGAGGACGCAATAGGCTCTTTCATACTCGGTGGTGCGCTCGTTGGCGGTGGCGCAGCTACTGCGCTGCAGCGTCGGGTGCTCAACAGGTTCGGTAAGATCGACGGTGGTATCAGCGATGAAGAGATCGAGCTGCTGACCAACCACGCCAACGCTGACGCAGTTATGCGTACGCTCTCTCGCATCACTCGCTTGGGCGGCGCGTTCCCCAAGTCCGGCATTGACCCAGAGTCGTCTGGCGTCCGCGACTTGGTAGACCAACAGAAAGCCAGACTGAGGTCAATGCGTCAGGCAGTGACTAGGTCTACCGCGCCAATCGAAGACATCTCCGAGGACGTTGCCAACACGATTGCGCAGGGCAGGGGATACCAGTCGGCGGCAGAGGTCATGCTGGAACGAGAGTTCGTGCCCATGCTCCGGCGCTTCAAGGACAAGATGACCGCGATTCGTGCGGTCGGTGTAGCAGAGCGGGGCATGGAGCTGTACCGACTGGGCAAAGATACAGACCCGGACGAACTCACTAGCTGGAAGGCTACCAGTACACACTTGCTGAAAGACCCGGAGGTAGCAGAAGGACACCGGCAATTGCTCGGGTTCTACCGCAAGCTGCTTGAGATGAAGCGCGACGAAGGCGTGATCAGTCAACGTGCCTTCGAGGACATCGTGGCCAAGGGCGACAAGTACATCCCGTTCCTACCGCAAGACATCGTCGATGTCGTATCGCGAGGAGGTACGGTGTACAGGCCGAACAACAACCCCGGCATACGCCAGATGTCGAAGCGTCTCAACCAAGAAGAGATTGTCGACCCGTACGTGCAGGCGATCAGGGATACGTACGAAACATTCCGCCGGGTTGCCCGACACAAGACGGGTCAGGCTGTCGCTGTTGCTGTCGAGAACGACCCGGACGGCACGAGCGGTCTGTTGACCAAGCTCGACAAAGAGCCGGACATGCGGGGCAAAGAGCGCGACAGCATCATGCCTGTGCTGCGTGGCGAGAAGCTAGAGTACTACCAGATCCACGATCCGCTCCTCGCAAAAGCGTGGCGCACGTACGATGGCGGGCAGGAGCAGACATCGTTCGGCAAAACTATCGCCAAGATGCGCCGGGGCATGCAGTACGGCACGACCATCTCCCCTGTGTTCCAAGTGCGTAACGGCATCAGGGACTTCTTCATGTCTGCCGCGCAGTACCCGCTTCGAGGCGGGGGCCGTGCACTCGGTACGTCGGCCGCAGTCGGAGGCGTGGCCGGTGCTGCCTATGACGAGGAGGACAGGGCGAGAGGGGCGCTACTGGGGGCCGCTGCTGGCGCTTCTGTCGTAGGCGGCGCTCACATGCTTGAGCATGCAGTCCGCACGGCAGACGCCATGACCTCGATACTGGGACCAGACACGTCTGCCATGCTGTTCGGTGGCCTCATGGGTTACGCAGGCACGGACGAAGAGGCGGGCTTCATTGAGCGCATGAAGCGTACCGCAGCCGGTAGTGCGATTGGGTACGGTAGCGGCAATATAGCAGGCCGTGTACTTGGCGACCGACTGCCCTCCACCCTGCGCAAAGACAACGACCTACTAACGTCATACCTGAGCAACGGTGGCGGCCAGTCGGGGTTGTTCTCTCAGGTACAGCAAGACGCAGACAAGATGCTTGACCGCCTGAAGACACATGGCGTCAGCGAGGTGGACGTGTTCCATCCGCAGGATCTAGCGTCTGCGATCGACATGATCACTCACCCGTTGCGCACGCTGGTCCGGGCGTCGAACCAGATCGGTGGTGCCGTCGAGCAGGCTCCCCGCCTAGCTAGGTACAAGTACGAACTCAACCAGCAGATCAAGCAAGGCGTCGACCCTGAGTTCTTGGATTACGGCGCAGCTATTTTTGCGGCGCGTGATCAAGGCCTCGACTTCGCCACGGGTGGTGGCAACCAGTTCGTGCGCGGCCTCACCAACATGACGCCGTTCTTGAACCCTGCGCTGATCGGGCTGGACAAACTTGTCCGCATGGCAGCAGACAAGAAAACATATCCGGTCGTCGCCGCGACCATGGCTGCTCCGACAATCGGCCTGTGGATGCTCAACCACATGGACGAAGACCTGCGTGAGCAGTGGACGAACCGCCAGCAGTGGGAGCGGGACAACTACTGGCTCGTGCCGAAGAAGTACCTGCCGTTTGTAGAGGGCAACGAGGGATTCATCCGTGTGGCCAAGCCGTTCGAGCTTGGGTTCATGGGTGCCTCTGCGTTCGAGCGCACGCTTGACGCCCTTTACGATGTGGACCCTGCGCTAGCCGCACTGTCTGCCACGAACGCTCTCGACGACGACACGGCAGCGCGTTTGCTCGGCACAGCACGCAGCATCGGCAGTGGACTGATGAGCACGACGATCAGCCCGACCATGCTGTTCGGTGCCATGCCTGCCGGGCCCATGGTACAAGCAGGCATGCTGGGCGGAGAGCACGGCTACGATGCGTTCACCGGCAGGCCCATCAACCCGTATCCGTATCGCAACGTGACGCCGGAGCAGCAGGCGAGTCCGTACACCAGCTCAGTGGCTAGATGGGCACAGCAGTCACCAGTGTTGAGCAAGGTTCTTGCAGGCGCAGGATTCGACACGCCAGCCAAGATCGACTTCGCGATACGTGCGTACGGCGGCACACTAGCAACGCAGGTTTCGGAGGGCATCACTGACATCGCTCGGTACACGGGCGTCGACACATCAGCACCGCCACCAGAAAGGGGTGGCATCTTTAGCAGAGCTTTCGTCACCCGCGAAGGGACCACGACTCAACGTGAGACCCTGTTGCGCCAGCGGTACGACGAAGCCGAAGAGTACTGGAACACGTTCAACCTGCTCTTACAGCAGGGAGACGCCGCGAAGGTCGCGGACCTCATGAGCGAGGACGAGTACAAACGAGGCGTGCAGACCTACATGGTGCTACGCCCGTACAAAAACTACTTGGACGTTTTCACATCTGCGCGCCGGATGATTCGGGACAACCCGTCACTCGACGCCACAGAGAAAGACCAAGCAATCGTTGAATTGAATCAAGCCATTGCCGGGGTTGCGCAACAAGCCGGGCTCACACTTTCGCGTGTGCAGGACACACGGGAGGATTGATGGAGAGCTGGCAGATACTGGCCATGATCTTCGGACCCGCAGGTGCGGGTTACATGGGGGTCAAGGCATCGTTGAACGGCACACAGAACGATGTGCGTGAGATCAAAAAAACCCTGAGCAAGATTGGCGATAACCTTGAGGACAACCGCATCAGAGTGGCTGTGCTTGAGGCAATACAGCGAGGCGACAATGTCCAGAGAGAACGATGACGAGCTGCACCCTGCGGCCGTAGAGAGGATCGAGAACGAAAGACTCGAAAAGGTGGCCGCGCTCCGCAGGGGCGTGGGTGGCTGGGTGCTCATGTGTGGAGGCTTGGTCTACGCCTTCCAGTTCCAGTCGGCGACAGGCTGGGTTGTCTGCGCAGTGGGTGCAGGCATCTTGTCTATCAAGGACGCGAAGACACTACTCGGCAAGTGAGGCAGGATGGCTAGCTTTGAGAGCAGCACGTACTTCAGCAAAGAAGAGTTTGACCACCCCGACAAGATGGATCAGAGGTTCATCGCCAAGCTCGACGTTGCCCGTGGGATTGCGCAGGTGCCCTTCAAAATCAACTCGGACTACCGCGAGGACTCGAAGGCGCACTACAACGGTCGAGGCGTGGACATATCAGCAACCGACAGCAAGACACGGTTCGCCATCGTGCGAGGTGCGATACGGGCAGGCATAAACCGCATCGGGGTGTACGACAGGCATGTGCATCTGGATGACGAGCAGGAGCCCACGCACCCTGAGCGGGTGATGTGGATTGGCAAAAGCAAGTGAAGGGCGTCATAGCCGGGATCGTGTTCGTGATCCTCGTGGCTTTGGCCACATGGGGCAGGACGGTCGGCGTATGGAGGCGCAGTCGCACGGCAGTACTGCCGTACACTCAGGGCAAGATCGACGCGCTCGAAGAAGATAACTCGTGAGGGAGGCGGTGTGCGTTGTCGCCCTGTCGGTAGCGTTGGCGATGGTGTTGCTCACTAGTGGCAGCAGGGGATTGCTCAGCGATCAGCACAGGGCGACAGCCGACAGCATATCCAAGCTGATCATTGAGCTTGACGACCTGTCGACAGTTGCGGACTCGCTGTCTAACTACACTGCTTCAGTGCAAGAGCGATACACAGCCGACTCACTGCGATGGCAGCGCGAACGTGAGGAATTGCGCCTCGACGTAGATGCTGCAGACAGGGAGCGGCGCTCGTTGTCTGTCGCGCTTGAGCAGTACATGGCAGGAGACAGTGCGGGTCTAGCTTTGCTCGACAGCCTCAACGCGCAGCATGCCATTGTGGTTGCTGGGCTGGTTGAGGAGAACAACACGCTTCAGCAAGAACGTGCTGCTTTGCTGGAGTCTCGGGCGCTATTGTTGCAGGGGCTGAACTTGGCGAAGGAACAGCTAACGATCAGTGTTGCCGCGATGGAGCAGCAGGGCGAGTTGAATCTCGCGATAGCTGCAGAGTTGCAGAAAGAGAAACGAAGGGCGCGTGTTGCCACCGCTGCTGCTGCAGTTGTCGCTTCTTTCGTTCTGCTACGTCAGTAGCACAGCCATCGCAGCCAGCGCCCATATGCAGCACGATAGCAGCAGGCCGAACACGCAGCCGCGACCGGGGTCGCCATCATGGTAGTGCATCTATCTCTCCTCTATCACGCCTTGGTTCACGCACCAGTCCCAAGCATCGTGAACGCTACGCCATAGCGCCCACGGAACATCGTTCTGAGCGCACACGTCACGGAACGCAGCCTGCGAATCGCGCAGCTTTGCCTTGGCTGTCTTCAACTCGACAAACAGAACCGTGCCGTGCCCTATCACAATGAGATCGGGGATACCCGGCGTCTGCCGAGTACCCCCGCGCTCTTTGCGATACCCTTGCTCGACTGAGTACACAGAGAACCCAACCATCTTCAGGAAGTTTTGAACCTCCTTCGATATGACGGATTCCTTCAAGGCTATTCCTCTAGTGTGTACTTGGCGTGGTGCCCCTTCTTCGTTCTGACCAACTCAGTGTGGATGGCGTAACCCATCTTGCGCAAGTCGTTGATGCGTGCGGCCAAGCGGTAGCAGCCGTAATCCCGCATTGCCCTGTAGGCCGTGATGCTGCCGTGCTCCCGCATGTGGTCGTACACCTTCTTGCACTGGCCTCCGAACACCTTTCTCACAACCCCCTCCGGTTGCGCTCAATGAAGATCGTGACGGCGAGATCCTGATCTACCTGCGTCGGGTCGCGATTGAACTCATCACGGAAGGCCGCGACCACACGACCGGCCTTGATCATGGAGTCGAGCATAATGTCCTCAAGGTCGAGGCCATTTCCGCCGGACTGCTGAGGCGCAGCGGCCGGGGCGGGTGCGGGTGCGGGTGCCGGTGCCCCGTCCGCTGACGCCCACGACAGTGACGCGACATCACGGGAACCTGCTGCGGTGAGTGTGACCCACGTCTGCTGCGGTACGCCCTGCATCACCTGCACGCAGGCGTCATTCTCGATGGACATCCAGTACTCGTGCCCGTCCGGGTCACCCTGTACATGGATGGGTACGATCCAACCGTACTTACCCTCGCGCACGTTGCCCGTGAGCTTGAGCGTGAGTCCGTTGCTTTTGACTACGTCCGAGTGGTACACGGTCTTTTTGTCAAAGCGTGGCATCATTCGTTCTCCTGCAAGTAGTCGTCGACCTTTGCGTAGGCCCACGATGGGATGGTGATGTCCTGCGGATCTTCCGGGTATGCTGGCCAGTGATCGTGCTCGTCACACTCGCGATACTTGCGCAGGAGCACCCGGTTCTCCTGCTGCCCTGCGTCCAGTGCGCCCTCGTCGCAGCGGAAGATTGACGAGGCGTACGGTGCAGCCTTCTCGACGGCGATGATGTGCGCCTCTGGACGCCACAGGCCCAACGTCTCCAGTCCTGACAGGTAGAACGCCATCTGCCGGTAGTATCCGAACCGGAAGAAGCTCTGCTCAAACCCGTTGCGACTGGCGTCCTGTGTGCTCTTCACGTCGATGATGGACGTTTTCCATCTGCCGCTACGAGGCAAGGCGTCGATACGTCCCTTGCACTCGACACCAGTATCAGGGTCGAGCCACATGATCGTCGCCTCAGCATCGATGTCGACAAGCATTGCCGCAGCGACAGGGTGCAGGGACACGTTCATGGCGATAGCGTGGCACATGTCATAGGTGTCAGCCGGGAGCAGTCGCTCCTCGCCGTACTCGTCGATGGCATCTGCCCACGCCTGCTTCACTTCCTTCTTGCGCTTGTCGCCCACCGGGGCACGCACGTAGTGCTCTCTGCTCCAGAGCGCTGGCTCAAGCACGGCCTTGTGGATCAGCGTGCCATCAGCGAACGACTTGCTGGGTGCCCTGCCTTGCTTCATGTGCGCAGGGCTGCGCTTCAGCAGTGACAGGCGAGACGATGACGCCGCCACGATGCTGTGGTATTCCTCCTCGGGTATGCCGTAGTGGATACCGACCTCGAATGTTGACATGCAATATCCTGTGGTAGTAGGTTTGCGTTACGGTTAGAGCCGCACTATCTGTGGTGGATAGGGGCCCTCCGGTGCTACGGTGCCGGGGGGCTTTTGGCATCCATAGGCCTAGCCCGTCTATCCTCCGGCCTCTTGATCTTGTAGCCACCGAACAGAACGTCGAGCGCGTGGTTGAGAGTGTGGCTCCTGCTCTCGTCGCCTCGGATTTTCTGAATGGCTTCCAAGATTCGCAGGCGCTCCTGCGTCACCCTAAAGGTGACAGCTACGGTGCGCTTGTGTACAGCGTTCGTCACGGCAAATCCTCCGCGTTGTGTGGTGTGTACAGTAGTCTAGCAGGTGTCATGTACACACGCAAGATTGACAGGGTGCCCGTCTTCCAAGTAACCTCGTGCCCGATGAAACGCACACCACTCAGTCGCAAGACGCCGATCAGGAAGCGCAACGCCAAGCGAATGGCCAAGCGCAAGCTCAAGTATTGGGGGCCACCCGGATACGTCGAGTTCGTGAAGGGAAAGCGGTGCTGCGCATGTCACAAGGCGTACCCGGAGTGTGCGCACGAGCCGTCACGCGCAGCAGGGGGTACATGGAAGGACATCGTGCCGCTTTGTCCGGGGTGTCACCGCACTCGTCCGGGTGCAGTGCATCAGATCGGAAGATCAGAGTTTGAGAAGCGCAACGGCGTCGACTTTGATGAGGTCAAGGCGCGTCTGTTGCGCGAATGGCAATCGTTGTAACCCATCCACCACGGAGGACAGATGTTCGACCCGCAGTTGTTTGCGGACACAGGCCTGAGCGCCAACGCGAAGGTCGTGTTCATGTATGTGTGCGGCATGCCATCAGCGACCAGTCAGGAGATCGCAGACGGGTGCGCACTATCGAGGGCCACGGTGACGCGGTGCCTCAAGTCGTTGCGCAACGCCGGGTACATTGAGTCACGAAGGCTCATAGGCAGAGCCACCAAGGCTCAGGCTGAGCCGGTTGCCTCGCGCACGCACGCTGTACCTGTACCTGTACAGGGTACACAAAGCCCCCCTGTTAGTCCCCCCAAGCAGACGAGCAAGCGCAAGACTCTGCCGCCTGAGAATCTGGAGGCGTCCGAGTCCAACGTGCTTCTAGCTCGCAAGCTGGGCCTCAGCGTGACGACCGAGGTCGACCGCTTCGTCAGCTACTGCCATGCCAACGACCGCAGGTATGCGCGTCATCAGGCTGCTCTGCGCCAGTGGTTGCTCAACCAGAAGCGCTTCAACGATGAGCGGGCTGCCCGTCTCCCAAGTTCTAAGGCGAAGGTCACGACCACGCCGTCAGGCATGAGGATTCTTCGATGAGCGACTACATCGACATCCTCGACACAAGCAACGTACGGATGTACGGGGCAGAATTGTCTGCCACTATTCAGCGGCCGATCTCGACGGGCATACCAAAGTGGGACGCCGTCTGCGACGAGACGGGCGGCAAGGGATTAGGCGATTGGTGGTACATCGTGCTTGGCGGTGCGTCCAACGCAGGCAAGACTCGTCTGGCAATGCACCTGCTGCGCGTAGCTGCCATTCAGGGGAGGAGTCCCGGTCTTATCTCGCTCGAAACACCGAGGCGTGGGATACAGCGCAGTATCTACTCGCAACTCACCGACTTCGGGTACTTCGATCTGCTCCCCCACAAGTTTGCGCCGGACTGGGAAGGCAAGACTGACCGCCTTGCAAGTCAGATAAATGAGTGGCGCATGGGCTCGCCCGACTTGGAGGCGCGCATGGTCGTGCTGCAGCACGCACGCAAGCCCACGCTAGACGAGATCATGCGGGACGTGCGTCAGCTCCAGCACGAGGGTTGCGATCTGATCATGGTCGATCACATGCAACTCGTGCGCTCTGCATCGAACGAGATTGCTCAGGCTGCAACCGAGGTCAGCGAGGCGCTGAGAGAGTTTGCGCACGAAAGCGGTGTCGCGATCATCGGCCTCAGTCAACTCAACCGCACGGCGTCCAGTCAGCGAGACAGGTGCCCGACGATGCACGATCTGTGGGGAGGCACGGGCATGGAGAGCAATGCCAATCAGGTTATGCTCGTGGATCACTCACGGCAGAGCATACCGGACGCCAGATACCCACACATCCTGCGCACCTACCTGTATCTGGACAAGAACAGAGAAGGTCCGGCCCGTGTGCTGATCCCGGTCGAGGTCAACTTCAAGACTGGGGTTTGGCGCGAGGCTGACCCGCATGAAGAAGACGAGTGGCCTGAGTAGGTACAAAAAAAAAGGGGGCCCCCGCAGGGGCCCCCTCGAACTAGAAGATGATCTCTGTCTGCCGCCTGTCGGGTGGCGTCACCTTCTTCACACCGTCAGCGTCAGGGAGCAGGTTGCGAATGTCGCCCTCTGTCTGGTCGACGAATGTTGCAGCAGAGATATCGCCAGCCCTGACTTGCTGTATGCGTGTGTACCACTTGCGCAACCACGCTTCGTACCACTCGTGGTCTGTCATGTCACACCTCCCGCAAGACGACAGCGAGCAGCAACTCGTCGCCTTCGTCAGCGTACTCGTGCTGCCACACACGCACGGCCGTGCTTTCTGCCCCATTACGACTCAGGGACTCGACTTCGTCTTCGTGTGTGTACACCTCGCCGTCCTGTCGCTGTGCCACAAGCACGGCGTACCAGAGCTTCACGGGTGCCATGAACTTGCGGTCACTGTCACTCCAGATCGTGTGTTCCATCGCTCATTTCCTCAATATTTTCTGGCCTGCGTTACCTGCTCCTCTTTGGCTTGCGCCAGTTTTGTCTCTATGCGTCACCTCCCAACCTCACTCCTTCGAGGAGGGTTCCCCTGAGATTCGCTCCCCTGAGATCCGCTCCTTTGAGATCCGCTCCCGCGAGATTCGCCACCCTGAGATTCACTCCTGTGAGATTCACTCCCGTGATATCCGCTTCCCTGAGATCCGCCAACTCCAGATTCGCACCCCTGAAATCCACTTCCCTCAGATCCGCACGCCTGAGATAAGTAATCCTGAGATTCGCTCCACTGAGATTCGCGCCCCTGAGATTCGCTCCCACGAGAAGCGACATCTCCAGATCCGCCTCCATCAGATCAACCCCCCTGAGATCCGCTCCCGTGAGGTACGCTCCACTGAGATTCGCTCCCCTGAGATTTGCTCCCACGAGATACGCTCTTGTGAGATCCGCTCCCCTGAGGTCAGCACACATGAGATCAGCACGCCTGAGGTCCGCTTCCCTCAGATCGGCACCCCTGAGATCCGCTCCCGCGAGATCCGCTCTCATGAGAAGCGCTCCCCTAAGACTCTCTCCCTCTACGGTGTGCAGCACGATGCCCTTGTTGTCTCTGATTTCGATCTCGCTCATGCTCCCTCCTCCATTGCGGTTGCGATTGCGGTGCGCACTACTTCAGGGTTCTCGCCCAGAAATCTCAAGATCCTGAGCGTATCACCTTGTGGCGACCGGACGGTAAGTGCGGTGACAGAAGCGGGGCCGTCCTCGTAGTACATAGGGTGAATCTCAATGACCACGCGCCCCCGGTAGTCGTTTGGTGGATGTTCAGAGTTCTTTGCTCAGCTTTCTGAGCTTGGCGATGCACTTCTGCACTGCCGCACTGTCGTCCTTCGCGCTCGCGGCCATCGCGTCCAAGGTTGCGTCGATCATGTGGCGAACTACGGTCTCGTAGTTCTTTGAGTTGTGCAACTTCTTGCTCATGCGTCACCTCCCTTGCTCTGTTTGATAGGCCAGACGTACGGCAGGTCGTCGGGCACTGAGAATGCGTAGTGATCAGGGTTCTTGCGTTTCAGGTTGCTCTGGTGCGAGCGGTGCAGGTCGTCGTCGCCCATCCACGGCGGCATGTCGGCTGACTGGTGCCGGTACGTCTGCTCGTGTGCAAGGATCTTGTCGCGGCACGAGTCGTTGTAGCCGCGCTTGATCCACTCGTCGCACACTGCCAGACCGTACCGGATCAAAGCACGCTCGTGGCCTCGCCACATGCGAGTCGCCGGGTGATTCGTCCAACCCTTAGACTGCCCGGCGAGGGCGTTGAGTATCTGCAGCACCTCGACGCGCTGCTTGCCTAGCCGTTGCCGGTCGAGCGATTGGGCTGAGTCTGCGAAGCTAGGTACTGGGAGAAACGTTTGCATAGCTATTCGTTGAGTGGTGGTAGGTCGGGCCGCAGCCCCTTGCTAATAATCAGATCGACCGCACGCATCCAACGGCCGAGCAGGTGGGGAGGCGAGCGGTCACCCGCCTCCCACCTACGCCACGTGCGCACGTCCACGGCTGCTGCTCGCGCAGCGTACAACTGCGACCAACCCTTGCGCTCGCGCCAAGCACGCACACCCTGAGCCGTCAGCTTCGGTTCTTTGCTCAAGCTCACGCCTGCACACCGTCCTTCGGCATGAGGCCACCGAGCGGGTTGATACGCGAAGGCTGCTCGCCGGTCATCTCGTCAGCAATGTCATTCACTGCACGCTCCAGTTCGCCGGTCGGAATGCTGTCCAGTATGCCGACGCCTTCGTACATGTTGATTTGCAACTGCAGCGCAGCTATGCCTGCGTTCACGAAGGCAGAGTCGATTGCCATGTCGTCTTGAAACGACAGTAGTCCGGGGTTTTGCAGAGCCAGTCTGCAAACCATGATCCAGAGGTCCCGCATCAGGATCATGACATTTTGCGCAAAATGCCCGTCGAACAGGATTGCACGGGCCGCAGCGTCGACGATGCCATTGCCCGTGCTGCGCAGGTGTGTTGCCCCGTCGTTGAACGCCTCAGCAACGACGGGTAGAGACGCTATGGCCACATGGATGACCCGCAACTGATCAACCGTCATGCCGCGCACCGTATCTGAGTCGGGCATACTGCTTGAGTCGAACCCGTATCGGCTGACGAACCGCTTGCTGTCCATCACGCTGCGGATGCCTTCAAGCAGCTCAGCGACAACGTCTGCGTCTTGCGTGCTGTCGATGTGCATGGCGCTCGCATACTGCCGTATGATCGAGTTCCTGATCGCGCTGCACATGTCGCACTTGCAGCACTTGTCGCAGGGCTCGCTGAGCCTGCACGCGCACGGGTTGTGATCGGTGTACGCTGACGTGCCGAGCAATTCTGCAAGGCTGTTCAAGATTTCCTTGCTCATGTTTCAGCCTTCCGGGTTGGTGTTGTCGATCATCGCCTGCAAGATTGCTTCACATCCTTCGAGCGACCGTTCGATGCGCAGCATCGTGTTGTAAAAGCGGGTCGCCTCATGCACTGGCATACCGGCTAGGGCGGCGAACATGCCCCGGTCTAGCTCCGCCGTGATGTCGTCGCATGCGGTGTCGAGCATGCGGTGCAACGTGCGCAGGGTGTCAGTGTGTTTGCTCATTTGAATCCGCTCCTGCGGGGTGGCTTACGCCACCCCGCTGCTGTGGTGATCCATCATGTCTGCAATTTGCTTCAGGGCCTTCGCGGCTTCACGCTTTGCTGACTTCTCGTCGTTGCAGTAGCCGAACGTGATGGCGTGCGTGCTCGTGTCGCCGGTCCACCCAAGGTCGTCGAGGATGTTGGTGCTTTCGACGACCGGCTTGGGCGTGCCCCATCCGTAGGTGTGGCTGTACGGGTTGAACGCTGCAATCGGGAAGCCGAACATGCGGAAGTACGCTGTGAGGCATGTGGCGTACGCTACAGACGAGAGGCTAACGTGCTCGTCTGCCGCTTTGATCAGCGAACGGTGCGCGGTCCAGTCGTCGTTGTTCTGCTTGGCGATGAACACGCTGTACATCTCGACACGGAAGCCCGCATTTTGCAGATGCTCAGCGACGACGACGCCCGGCGCTGCACGCCAGAACATGTCAGCCCAATTCTCGCGTGCTGACCCGCCAACCTGCACATACAGCGTGATGACGCGAGGGCCACGGAACGCAGCGGGTTCCCACTGGCCGAAGGCACGGTCGAAGTCGCCGCTATACGTGCGCAGGACATCGTAGTCGTCGCCTTCGTCGCCCCAGACGTATCGGCTGCGGATCGTCTCAGGCACGGGCACCTGATCGTGCAGCGATGCGCTGAGCTTAGCTAGGCGCTCGACGCCTTTCGTGTAGCCCGTGACGGCCATGTCGTGAAGCCCGCCGACATCGAGGCCTTGCCGCAGGTCTGGCGAGTTGCCTAGCGCCCAGTCTGAAAGCTGCACTTCCTTGCCGTAGCTTTTTGGTAGCTTCTCGCGACCTTCGGAACATACGGCGTAGCCGAAACGTTGCTCGACTTCGTGCAGGGGAGTGTCGAAGCACCAGATCGTGTCAGCAGCAGATGCCGCCGGATCGGTGTCGATGCCCCACACTCGCCTCTTGCCCGTTTCAACGGTCGTGACGACCGATCCGGCGGGCAGCGTGGTGTGATGCATGTGCGCTCCGTGGTGGATGGTGAGCATGCCCGAAGTGGGCAAACGGGATGCGAGGGCTTGCACCTCGCTGCGGGCTTGTACCCGATCCCGTGACCTACGCGGTGACGCCGACTTTTGCACGGTCGTCGTCTGACCAACCTGCGGTGATCATGTCGAGGCAACGCTCGACGGGATACTTGTCGGCACCGTGCGTCTTGCGCATGAGATAGCCCTGCTTGATCTGCCGCAGGCCGACTTCCTCGACGAGTTTGACCTGCGCCGCCTTGGTGCGCAGCGCCCAGACACGCTCCAACCATACACGGTCGTCGCCGAAAAGCTGCTTTTCCATGGCCGCATCGTATCCGACACGAACGAACGTGAAGCGGTTACGCAATGCGCTGTCCTGCTGCTGCCGCACGAAACGACGGTCGCCGCCACGGCCTGCTGTGTTGTCTGCCGCGACTAGGTAGAAATCCTTGTGCACCTTAAGGTGCGGATTGTCGAACCGCTTCGAGATCCACGTTTCACCGTTGGCAAGCAGCATGTTGAGCTTTGCAGCAACGTCCGCGGGCAGGTTCGCGATCTCGTCGATCAGGAAAAGCCCGCCGTTGGCCATGAAGTCGAGACATACGCTTTCGACATGCTCGAAGCGGCCGTTGTCACCGATCGGCAGCAACCAACCGTCGAACTCAGCGCTCGACATGCCCGGTGACGCACTGATGCCCGCATACCGCACGCCGAGCGCTGCGGCAAGCTGCGCCGCGAGGCTCGTTTTGCCGGTGCCGGAAGGTCCGTAGAGCCAAGGGCTCTGTCCGGCCGTCATGATGTCGAGCGTATGCTCGAAGCATTCGTGCTTCAGACCGTCGACGACCCGAACCTTGCCTGCGTCATGCACCTCGTAACGCACGATCTGCAGATCGCTGCGAATGCGAGCCGTCAGGGCCTCGCGTTCGGCCTCTAGGGCCGCTGCGACGGCCTGCTTGATGCCGAGAGCGCTGTGAACAACAGCGAACTGTGGATCGATCTCGACGCTGCGCTGCACGGGCTGCGCTGCTGCAGGAGCAGGAGCAGGAGCAGGAGCAGGCTCAGGAGCCGGTGCAGGCTCAGGAGCAGGTGCAGGAGTGTCGACGGCCGGTAGCTTGGCGAGCATGATCCGCACGATGGGATCGTAGCCGTCGCCCTGTAGCTCTGCAGCGTTGACGGCGCAGAACTCTGCAAGCAGAGCAGCACGCTGCTGCTTGTCGAGCTTGCCGTTGGGCTTGCCCCACATGGTCGGGCTAGTCGAGCCCTGCCGGTGCTTGGCGCGGAACATCTTGCGCAGGTACTTCGGAGCCTTCGACAGCGCTCTGGCGAGGTTGTTCGCGTCACCGCCGTTGGTGAGCAGGTGCCGCTCAAGAGCGGCACGGGTCGGGTCGGTCATTCTGGGCCTCGTGTGGTGGAAGGGCTGAGTGTACAACGGCTCCGAAGGTAGTAGAGGGCCAACGGTACCGCAAGTCGCCGCGAAGCGGCAGAGGCGCGACGGGCTGTGACACCCGCTTACACTGCAAAGCAGTCGCGCCTAGTGTGCTACAGGACTCCGCAGGCTCTTAGGAACCGCTGCCGGTCAAAGCGTGGGTTTTCATACGCGAAGTCGTCGGCGAGCGCCGCAGCGATCTGCAAAGCTGCAGAATGGCCGACTGTCGGGACCTGAGCGGCAATAGCCGCTGCGATCAACCGGAAGTGCTTGCGGCTCATACTCGCGCCTCCCAGTTGTACAGCGCTGCGGGTGCTGCAGGCATGTCCCGCATAGCCTGCGTGATGGAGTCTTGCGCAATTGAGCGCAGGTAGAGAGCAATGTCGTCGGCTTCCTGCCAACGTCCGGCCTGCTCAGCGCGGTACAGCGCCAGATTCAGGTCGGCAACGGTCATGCGGTCGAACTTGAGCATAAATGCTCCTTCTGTGGTGGGTTGTGCATGTTGCTTCGGACGACCCCAAGGGGTCGTTTCGGCCATTCAGGCCTCATCAGCGAAGCTGTTATTGGTCGTCGCCGAACCAGTCTTCCGGCACCTCAGCGGCAATGGCCTCCCAACATGCGGGGCATGTCTGCGAGATCATCGCCTCACGCTCAGCTTCGCTGAGGTACGGAAAGGCGTTTTGGGCCAACATGCCGCTCTGCCACGAATGGAGGTCGCACGGCTCTACGAGCAAGCTCTGGACAGCGCCACACTTGCAGACCGCGAGAACCACTACGCGATCGGCTCCGTTGTCGGTGTTGCAGACGACTTTGTCGAAGACATAGAGCCCGTGACTCATGGCAGGGATCGTGTTGATGTACGGCTTGGGAAACGTGTTCGTCATGATGCGTTACTCCGTGTGGTGGAATGGCGTGCAGAGTTGCACGCATAGGAAGGTGGGGACTCGAACCCCACGCTGAACAAGTTCAGCGTGACCATGCCTTCCGTTCTTGCCCCCGTAGGGCTGTCGTCTTTGCTCGTATTTCTTTGCCCCTGCCGTCTGGAGACACCGCACACTGAGACAAGTCTCAGGGCGCAGGAATCTCCTACGTAGCAGTCAGGCGTGCTCTCCCCGTTAGGGGCTCTTGGGCCGAAGGTCGCGGACCATTCTCGATGGCAGACCCCTTACGGGGTCATTCGGCTTGCTCTGTCAGCTTCGCTGAGTGGAGAGTCACGGCTCGTTGTACTTAGGCGGCTCGTTTCCACCGCTACCGTGCAACCCTTCCCCCGCCGTAGTGCATGGCGGCTTCGGCTCACTGGTCGGCGTCCGGCTTGGGCTGCCGTTCCGACGCCACCATGCTACAAGGGCCAACGGTCCGGGTCAAGCTCCACTGACGCCTCTCTCCGTGGGCATTATGCGCAGGAGAGACATGTGGTGGCCTGCGTTATGTGATCACGCATTATCCGCACAGCGCCTGCATGATCGCGCTGCAGTTCTGGATTCTCGACGGCCACCGTAGGTGAGGTTGGCCCTGTTGGGTTCTTGCTCAGGGCCGACGGCACCGGGCCGACCATCCGGCGAATCCCTTGCTTAGAAGCAAGGGAAGGGAGAGCTTGAACCATGAACACGAACAGAGGACGGTGCGGCAGAGCCGCCGTGCACGCATGTGAGCCGAAGGCTGCGCGGGGGCTCGCACGGTCTGCACGAGCGTTAGGCGCGGGCCGACTGCGCCCGTGCACGGGGCACCGGCACCGGCACCCCCCGCACCGTGCTGCACGGGAACCCACGTCCGGGTCCCATATATATACCCCCGTCGCTCTGCACGGTGTGTGACTCCATCTGGCCGCCCGGACGACTGCTTTGCGCACTACGGCCGTACGGTGCGCATTGTGCTGCGGGACGTGACCGAGCCGGGTGTGTGGCGTGAGCGCTACGTGCACATGCTTTGCCCGGCGTGCAATGCGGCGTGGTACATCGTGTCGCGCCGCAACCCCGCCCAACCCCCGCTCAATATTCGATTTTTGCCCGATGGGGCCCCGGAAGACGGGACTCCTGACTGATTCCACCACCGGAGGGAAAAATGACGCGCCAATTCACGCTCACGCGCTCATTTATCGACGCCGAACTCGTGCCCTTGTCCGACGAGGAGCGGGAGCGGTACCTGATTGAGCTTGATGAGTACGTATGCAGGCTCATTCACGAGCATTTTGGCTCACCCTATGAGCCTCGTGCACCTGAAGAGACTCAAGATGAGCCATCTGAGCAGCCGTGGGTGCTGCCGGACTTCAAAGTTCGCTACGGCAAGCACGGCTACACGGTAGATGTCTAAGGCTGACGCTCAGGAGTACGAGAAAGTCCCGCTATTGCCGGGACCGGGTGCGCGTTTGCGCGACGATGGGACGTGGTTGGAGCCTCAAGCCAACGGCGGATACCTGTACAGGCAGCGTGGGGGCAAGAAAGGCCCGACTCCGGCGGAACTGCGCAAGCGTATGCGCGGGGATCTGGCCGAGGGCATGCACGTTGCAGCCGCAGTCCTTGCTGACGAGGACGCGAAGACCCGCGAGAAGCTGCAGGCGCTGGAATTTCTGGCAAAATACGGCATTGGGCAGCGCAAGGACACGTTCAGTCCCGAGCTGATCAAGGCTCTGGCCCTTGCTGTGCAGGCAGAGGTCAAGGATGAGCAGATTCTGGCCCGTGTAGAGCGCAGATGGGCCGAAGTGCTCAAGCAACATCTGACAGGTGACATGGAGTGAGCGACTTTTTCAGGGGCCTCGACGATCTGGAGGGCTATCTGCACCTCCACGAGCTTACGACCAAGGCCAAGCACGCCATGGTCGGCGGCGAAATCGACCCCTTGAAGGTTTTGCTCGACCCGGAGGTCACCGAGCCGTGGGAATACGACCTCAGCAAGACCGAGATCATGATGCCCGGCCAGATGCACCCCAAACAAATCGAGGCGCTGAACGATCCCGGCCGCCATCGGTGGCTGTTCTGGGCAAACCAGACAGGAAAAACGACCTGCGGTGCCATCGACGTGAGCCTCCTTGCACTGGGTAGGCACCCGCAGCAGCGCTGGGAGCCCGGTGTGCTCATCTGGGCCAGCGCCCTGACGTGGGACCTGTGGGAGAACATCCTTTTGCCGGAGATCCTGACGTGGATACCACCGGAAAGAATCGTAGATGCGCCTCCGCCCAAGCAGAGAAGCACGAAACGTGTAATCAAGATCAGAGCGGACAACGGCAAGATCAGTTACATCGTGGGCAAGAGTGCGGAGCAGGGCGCTGCGAAGTACCAGAGTGCTCGCGTCAACCATGTGTGGCTCGACGAGGAGCACCCGGAGAGCGTGTGGGACGAGATTCAGCCCCGCCTGCTCAGGTTTGGTGGTACCACAATCTGTACGGCGACTCCCCTGCTGGGTCTGACGTGGATGTACCACCGCATCTACGCGCCTTGGCGGCGTGGAAAGCTGCTAGATCACTACTGCAGCCACGCGGGTCTGGCCGACAACCCGAGCATCACGCCGGATCTGATCGAAGCGATCACGAAGGAGTTCGAGAATGACCCTGCGCAGGCTCAGGCGCGCCTCTACGGCAAATTCGCAACACCATCGGGCATCGCTATCAGATTCGACCCGAATCGCCACACAGAGGACTGGAGCGACGAAAAACGGCATGCGCAGGTTTTCCAAGAAAACTGGAACCACGTATGCGGTATCGACTTTGGATACTGGCGCTTCGCCTTCGTCCACCTCGTCGTGGACCCTGACAAACGCGCACATGTCGTATACGAGTACTTCAGCCAGAAGGAGGATCTCTCTGTCAGGGCCCAGCGTATTCACGATCACCTCACGCAATGGCGAGCCCCTTCCACAACTCGTCTGTGGGGTGATGCCGCGAACCCGACAGACATCTCCGAGGTCAACAGGGAACTCAAGCGTATCGAGTCTCCATATCGCATCCGTGCAGTACGCGCAGAGAACAAGGCCCGCCCAGCGTCTGTCAGGTTGGTCAACACTCTCCTGCATCGCGATGCGCTGGTGGTCGATAAGGCACTGGGCCAGACAAGCTCTTGGCGGCTTGGGCAAAGCGCTGCGTCCGAAGGTTCGCCCCAGATAGGCTCCCGCCTCCTGTACGAGATCAGCCAGTGGCGCTACCCGAGACCGGGCGCAGATCAGGCACAGCGGCAGGACCCCGACGACAATACCGCAGACGGCGCAGACATGATTGCCGCCCTGCGTTACGCCATCATGAGCCACTACAAAGGTGGTGAGGGCGATGTAGAAGTGCAGCAACCACTCAACCCCAACATTGACTACGGGCTGGAAAGACTGGCCGCACGGGTCAAGGAGGAGATTGTCAGGTGAGTCGACGAGCAAGCAAGCGCAAGGCGAACATACTCGCACGCGCTAGCGCGACCCCCAAAACCGTCAAAGCCGTGGACGGCATGCTGTACGGCAAGTCAGAGGAAAGTCTGCAAGAGTTCCTCGACGTTGCCGACCAAGACGCCGTCAGACGACTCGAACGCATCTCGAAACAGGATGAGGAGGACAAGGCAAAGTGGTTGCGAAAGCAGACCACTAGGGCCGACGTGTTCAATGCCATGAGCATCTGGCAGACACGCTACCTCATGCCGATGGCCGCCAGACTCGACGCAGTCGAGCGGTATCTGGACTACCTAGAAAAACCCTTCTACGAACGCTGGGCCCTCAGATCGAAGGCGTGGATTATCTGGCTTGGGGCCAAACTGCCGTTCAAGTTCAGGAGATTGCACGATGACGGAGAAGTTGACAGGCAAGACGGACACGATGGAGCCGATCCTGCACAGAGCACTGAGGGTGAAGGCAAGGCTCCGTGAGCAAGGCATCGAAATACAAGTGGGCAGCAAGTATGCGGGCGACATGATGGAGATGGAACTTCTAGTCTCCCCGCTGGCCACACTGTCATTGCTGGAAATGCTGGTTGCAGACCTCGACCAGCTATCCGGCAAGCCCGGACCACGAGGGGCCGGGTTCCCTGATCCATTCAGCACAGGGGGTATCGAAGCATGAAAATGCACATGGTCATCAAGCTGGTAAGCGGTAGCGTGCGGGACGCAGCCATCGCCAAGGCGATGGACACGTTCGTGGCCAAGCTGCAGCGCATGGGCTGCTCCGAGGTGAGCGTCACGCTGGGCGAGCCCGCCAAGAAGGCCGCACCCAAGAAGAAGGCGGCAAAGAAGAAGTGAAAATGCCTTGGGTAAGCCGTGTCGCGCTTGAGTTAGCGCTGGACGAGAACGCCCGGCTACGTCTACAAAACGACAAGCTGCTCGACAGCATCGTCACGCTGCAGCGCAAGAATTTCGGCATGAAAGAGCGACCGGGTCTGCCGCCAGACGCGCCCGGTCAGCAGCAGGACCCGAGCTGGATGACCGAGGCAATCCCTGAACACATTGAAGAAATCATCAAAGGGTACTCGTCAGTCGCCATTCGGGACACGATCCAGATCGACATCCGCAACGCCAGAAGGCAGGGCACGCCGTGGGAGGAGATCTACAGACTCATGACGGAGGTAGAGACGGAGCATGTTAATTGACGACGACCACCCGTTGTCAAAGCTGTCTGATCGCCAGTTGGAAATCCTGTACCTCGTGGGCAAGGACGGGCTGAGTTGGGATGACGTTGAGCGCGTCATGGGCATCTCTCAGTCCACGATACGTGTACACGTCAAGCGCATTCTGAAGAAGCACGATTGCGCAAGATTGCCCAGAGAAGGCCTGACCGAGATCTACTGGAAACACGTCAGGCCTGTCACGGATAAAGGCGACTTGCGCGACTAGGTACATTTCAGACATGTCGGACGGGTATAGCCAGCAGGCTTTTGCGCAGCGTACACCGGGCATTCCTAGCCTCGTCAATGATCAGGCTGATGCTCAGGGAGTCGTGTCTGCAGAATCCATTGCCACCGAGATCCGTGAGTTTCATTGGAGAGGCCTGCGTAGCCGCAAACACCGCGACCTGACAGCTCAGAAGTATCTGCTGCACGTAGACGGTGAGGGCGGTAGCCAGTGGTACGACCTGTATCACGGGCAAAGATTGAAGATCCCGACTTCCCTGTCGGGCGTCTCGCGTGTGCAGAACAACCAGCTACGTCCCATTGTGGACAACTATGTAGCGCACCTGACGACACAGCCCTACCGCATGGTGGTAGAGGCATCTATGTCTCGTGAGGCGCGAGAGGCTGCGTTGATCGATCAGGCGCTGATCAACAATCAGATCTACGAGCAAAGCTGGAACGCGCTCATGGCGGAGGCCAAGTACATGGCCGCCTGCTACGGGTTCTGCCCGATCCATGCTGCTTGGCGCGACGACATGACGTACGACCCGTACGAGTCGATCATCGCTCGCGACCAGTTCGGCAATCCCGTAATCGGCCCGAGGCCGGGCATGCTGGACAATTGGGTCGGTAATCCGTTCGACACGATCTTCGATTCCGGGTCACGGCGTACAAGCATCCATCGACAGACCTACGGCCGCGTGCTGCCTGCCGATCTAGTCCGGCAAGCATTCGGGCGTATGGACCTCGAAGGAAACGAACGCCTGCCGAGCGCATCGACCTACCAGCGTATCGTTCAGCAGTGGACACAGGCGGCCAGCATGGTACACGGCTCATCGATGATGTCGATGGGCTGGGGCCATGACGAGCTGATTGCCTGCATATACGACGAGATTCTGCCCGGAATCTTGCCGGAATGGCCAAACGGACGCCTGTCCATCATCGCCCTGCAAGGAATGTCGGGCACCTCCCGCGAAGAGGCGCGAGGTGGCATCGGCACGCCAACGCTGTTGTGGCAGGGTGAATTGCCGGGGCGCTGCTTCTCAACCGTGAATATTTATTCACATCAGAGAGCGGATGACCCAACAGGTAAGCCATTTGTAGCAGACATCGACGACGATCAGATTCAGCTCAACCAGCTCGAATCGATGGTCAACGAGTATCTGCGCAGGGCCTCCAAGCCCCCTCTGGCGTCGACCGGCGGCGTCAACGTGCAGAGCATTAACTACTACGGCGACACTTTGCTTGAGATGGAGCCGCTGGGTCCGGGCTCCGTCGAAATGCGCTATCTGGAATACCCTGCACGGCATGTGAGCATTCTGGAGAGCAAGATCAACCGCGTGCTTGAGGGCATGTACCGCAAGGGTGGGTGGCAGGCGGCGTCCCGTGGCGAAATGAAAGGGTCAGGAAAAGCTATCATTGCGCTGCAGCAGGCCGATGACAGCATCTTCGGGCCCATGGCTCAGCGTACAAAAGAAGAACTTGAAGCGTTCGCCCGCTTGAATTGGAAGCTGGCGAAGCAATACATGGACGTGCCGCGCATGATCGGCCTGATAGGCGACGAGGTTGCCCATCTAGCCGAGCCTTACGTCGACCGTACAATGATGTCCGAGCGCCCGCCGATCTTCCGGCTGGTATCTGCGTTCGGCACGAGCACTGAGGCAAAAGCCCAGCAGCTCATGAACCTGTTCGGTCTGGTCGACCAGCGCGGAGAACAGGTTATCGGTACTCGGGAATTGCGCAGGCACTGGCCTGACTCCTCTCTGTTCAGGGCGATTGACGACCCGGCAGAGGTCAGAGAGCGCAGACCGCGCATCATCAACGCGACGATTCGCAAGGTCGCCAAGCAATTCCGACAGGTGTACCCGCAGATGGGCGACACGATGGCTGATCCGATGGTGCAGCAGGCAGGCATGATGCTGGCCCAGTATGTCGATCAGATACATCCAGCCCTGATGGACGACGACATTCAGGAGCACATTACGGTTCTGTCCGTCATCACACAGGACGAAACCGAAGACGCTCTTGCTAGGCGCATAGCCGTGTTCAGACAGAATCAGTTCTGGATGTGGCTCGCCGGTCAGCAGGAGCAAGTAGCCGCCCAGCAAGCCGCAGCAGCGGCGCAGGGCGGCGGGAAAGCGCCAGCCGTTCGGGCCAGCGCCTCATCCGTCGCAGCGGCTTTCAGTCCGAACCAGCAGGGCACCACGCCCACGGCTGGGGGCATGGTACAGGCTGACAAGCAATTCGCTGCTCAGGTCAACCGAGTAACACCATGAGCGAACAAGTCACCGAAAGCGCAGTAGCTGCGCCGGTAGCAGAATCACCGGCTGCGGTAGAGGGCCTACCCGCTGAATCTCCCTCCGTAGAAACCCCGCCGGTTAATACGGAGTCAGCGCCTTCTGCCCAGCCGACACTTGATGAACTGGCGCTAGCTAGCCAAGAGTCCTACAGGGGCGATGGCAGAAAGAGCGTGCGTCAGGACGTAGCAACTCGCCTCAAGGCACGAGCCGAAGAGGCCGAAAAAACGCATCACTCTCACGAGCAACCCCGCGATGACGCCGGGCGGTTCGAGGGAGAGCAGGAAGCCAGTGCTGCCGATCCGGTCGCTACTGGTTCCGAAGACAGTGCACAGGCCGATACGTTCGCCGACAGCACGGTCACCATTGAGATCGACGAGAGCAATCCCCTGTATGCTCAGGGTGTACGGACACTCGACGGAGTGCCGCCACATCTTGAACGCCACATCAGGACGCTAGCCAATGGCGCGTCCCGGCGCAGGGAAGTCGAGGAATCCCGCACCGCGTTAACCGCCGTGCAGGAGGAAAACGTCAGGCTCAAAGCGAGACTCGAAGCGCTCAGCAAGCCTGCTGACGACAGCCCTCTGAATGACCCGAAGACGCAGGACTACCTACGCCAAATCCGCGAGGTAGACCCTGAACGTGCGGAGATTTTTGAGGCTGGGCTCAGGCGTCAAGACGACGAGCGTGTCAGAGCTGCCGAAGATGCTGCAGTGCAAGCTGCACAGTTCGAGATGGAGGCCCAACAGTTTATGGTCAACATCGCGCAGCAAGCTCCTAGCAAGTATCCGATGTGGCTGAAGAACGGCGAGCTTGCACAACGCATGCAAGTAGCTGCGACCCAGTACGCGGAATACGTCGACACGCGCAACCTCACGCTGCAAAATCAGGGGCGCTCCCCGATGGCAGCGAGCACCCAAGAGTTCTTCTCGTGGGTGGATGGTCATTACGTCAAAGACCCAAGAGTTGCCGAACATCTGCAGGGCGTCCACAAGGAGCGCATGCAGAAAGAGGCTCAGAAAGCGGTGCAGGCTGAGCGGGCAAAGTTTGCGGAGCAGGAAAAAGCCAAGCTCAAAGAAACCGCACAGCGGCATGCGAGCAGGCCACCCTCTCCGCCAGCCGTCAAGTCACAGGGCCGAGCCGAAGACACACAAAGAGTCGACCCGGCCCAATCACACGGAACCAGACAGAGAGCGATACGAGGTGATCTGCGCGAGCGTCTCAAGGAGGCGTACAGCGGTCGCCAGTAGTCGCAGGAGATAACCATGGCCTTTGGCAGCCAGCAGTCTAATGTCGAGGCCCTGACGGACATTCAGGGCCTTGTTCATGAGATCTACACCGGGGACGTTCTCCCAGCCGTGCGCTGGGAATCGATCACGGCGCAGCTCTTCATGAACGCTAGCGAGGGGCAGTACCGTTACGACGGCGAGGTCCTCGTCGGCGCAACCGATCTTCAGCGTCCGAGCGGCGCACTTGCTACGTCCGGGGCACTGCCGGACAGCACCCACTTCGACGCTGCGAACTGGCAGACGACTCCTGTTCGTCGCTACGTCCGCAGGGCGGTGGACAACTTCACTGAAGCGGCGGCCATCAAGGGCCCCGGTTCGTTCGCCGATTTCGGCAGCCGCCTGTTCGATCAGATGTGGGGCGCGTTCCGCCTCATGGAGATCCGTCATGCGGTCGGCTCCAGCAACGGTACGCTTTGCCTCGTCAGCAGCCGCACCAGCAGCACGGTGTGGGTGGCAAAAGACGGGTACGGCATCACCGGACAGGAGCCGCTTGCCCTGATGGATGAGGGCATGGTCATCGGGTGGCGCGACTCGTCGGCCGCGAACGCACAGGCGGGCGCGGGCATTGTGTCGTCGATTGCCTACGCGACCAACACGGTCACGATGGACTCTGCGGCAACGTGGGAGCCGAGTGCTGCCATCGCTGCAAACGACATCATCGTTGCGGCGACGACCAACAACATCGCAACCGACTACTACGACGACGAGTACCAGCAGGCCAAAAACGGCCTGATTGACATCGTCGATCCTGCCGGTGCGGCTACCACCGTGTTCAACATTTCGGAAGCGTCCTTCCCGCGCTGGAAGCCTTTCCGTACCAGTTCGAGCACGTTCGACCACATTGAGGTCACGGAGTTCGTCCAGAAGCATCAGGCGAAATCCACGTACCCCGTGGGGCCGGATTCGCACACGATGCTCACTCACCCTGCGGTTCTTGCCGAGCTTGCTCGCACGCTCGTTGGGTTCCAGCAGCAGCAGTCCTTGGGCAAGACGCTTGAGGGCGGCTACCAGAGCATCCGCATTTCTGGCTTCGACTTCGCGGCTGATCCGTATCAGCTCGAAGACGTGCTGTACTCCATCTGCAACGAAGACCTGTACACGATCTCGTTGGTCGAGGCTGGGTACTTCGACGAAGATGGTTCGATGTACGAGCGGATCTCCGACTACGACGGTAAGGAGTGGTTCGTGCGGGATTACTGCAACTCGTTCTCCCCGCGCCGTAACCGCCATGGTGCCCTCACCGGCATCTCGACTCCGAACGTAACGGCGTCCGAGTTCAACCCGGTCCCGAACTACTAGGCCGAATGGGGCGGGGGCTAGCGCCTCCGCCCCAGATGGTCTGGAGGATTAGACATGGCAACAACGAGCAAAACCGTATCAGCCTCAGCATCTGGCGCAGTTGTGCCGAATGCCTTGGTGTACGAGTTGATCGCTTCGTTCAACGACCTCTGCGACAAGTATGAGGCCACGTTGGCAAAGCTCGACGCGGACGCTGGCGTTACGGACGTGAACTACGAGTCCACCAACGGTGGTTCTCGCAAGATCGTTCTCCGCGAAACCGGAGAGCCGAACGCCTGATGAAGCTCTGGGTGCGCACCGACAACAGTCATCGCTTGGCTCCGCCTGAGTTCCAAGACGCGGTAGCGCGTTTTGCTCGGGACAATGGGGGGCAAACGGCTGAGATCGTATGGATTCCGTTCGAGGTTAATTGCTGGCAGGTCAAGCTGTACCTGAAGGCAGACGACCCAAGACGGAAGTTCGACGATCCGGGTACGCACTTCGAGCCTGTCATGCTGCACGAATGGGTGGACCCAGTCGGGGAGCCTAACCACCCCCGTGCGCACAAGCTGGCAAACAGAAACAGGCCGGGCTTCGTGTCGCTCGAATTGGAAGAGCTGGGCGTAGAAGGATTGCTGGACATCCTTCGCAAAGGCTCACTGATGAGCGGCCGGGGCGAGTACGCAAGCGCAGAGCACGCTCTTAAGGCGTCCTTGCGCAGAGACGAAGAGCGCAGAGAAAAAATGCGCCTAGAATCCAAAGACAAAGCAGTCACGCGATGGCGCGACAAGCGCAGGCAAGCACTCAAGATTCCGTTCTTGCCAGTTGAGATCGAGCTTCGCAGTGGCAAGGAGAACTCAGTATGAGAGTTGCATCACTGCCGAAAATCCGGCGACTTAGCCCTGACCTTGTGCCTCCTCGTGAGGCCAAAGCCGTGGGCCTGCATGACGACGGCCGCATGATCTACGAGATGGAGCGGCGCGATCTCGTTGCTACAAAAAAGAACAAGGTGCAAGTGATCGGCCCTGACGGTGAGCCTTTGTTCCGCAGAGACGGGCAGGGCGAACCGTATCCGGTCATGCGCACTGAACCCGTGTCGTACACGAGCCGGTTCGTTCTGGAGCGCTCACCTTCGGGTGCAGTGTTCATGAACGAGAACTTCGAGGCGACCGAGTCTGATCGCGAACTGGACCGTGCCAAGGCGATGGAGAGCGCGTTTAGCGAGATCCTTGCCAAGACGGCCATCGAAAGAGGACTGAGCGCCGAAGACCTGATTGCTCGCCTCATCGATCCGATCAAGGAAGCGGGCCCCGGTCAGGTGCTGGTCGAAGAGGATTACCCCATCCACAGAGGCGGGAAGGCGTGGATTCTTTCTAACGGCGACACGTTCAACGGGACAAGGCGAGGGGCAGAGAAAGCCGAATCCAATGTTTCCGGCAAGAGCTTTGATGCGCCGGAGGTTGAGGTCGAGGCTGTAGAAGAAGAGGCCACCGAGGAGTACTGATGGCACACCTGAGTGACTTAGACTCCATTCGGCGTGAGTTCTATCGGCTAGTCAATTCGGACAGCGCGGATGCTAGCATGACGGAACAGGACGCGACCACGCTCGAAGGGGTCGACCAGTTGCTCAATGACGCAGTCGACGAAGCGCAGATGTTCCTGATGGACGCCGGTCTGGGCGAGCTTTGGCTTACTCAGACCGGCGAACTGTCGTTTGTCGGGCAAGACCCTAACAAGTACGCGATCTTGCCGGGCGATTTTATCAGGCTGGGCGGAGACGAGTTTAACTCAGCGCTGTACAAGAACGACCGTCAGCAGGACAGGTGGGGACGCCTCATCGGCTCTGATCAGAGACTGAGGCGAACTGGCAAGTACTACTACCTAACCGGGTCCGGCAACACGGAGCTGGTGCAAAATGGCACGTTTGAAAACGCCTCTAGCTGGACTACCACGGGCAGCATGACCATCGGTGGCGGCAACGCATCCGGGGCAAGCGGAACGGTTGAGCAATCAATCGCAAACCTGACACCGCGAGTCAGTGCGTACGTCACGTTCACCACTACAAACCACACCGCCGGTTCTGTGGCAGTGTCGCTAGGCGGCGCTGCAGGAACGGCGAGGACTTCTTCTGGCACGTATGCAGAAGAACTGGACACCATCGACGGCGGCGACTTGGTGCTAACCGTGTCGGGCAGTTTTGACGGCGAGATCGACAACGTGTCGGTCAAATGGCTCGGGGGCTACCAAATCAACATGGTGCGTGCCTCCAACCCGCCCAGCAATCTTGTGGCGGAGTATGTTAGAAGCGCGGGCGAGCTGGCCAGCAATCGGTCGGTAGATTTCCCGAGAGAGTATCGGTCGCTCATCCCAGCTTTTGCTGCGGTGAAAGCGACAGCGATGTCGTGGTTCGTCGGCATGCAGCAAGAGATCGTAATGCTCAACGACAACCTGACGCGCACTAAGCAAGACGCTTGGAGAAGGGCACGTATGTCGCGTCAGCCCAAGCAGGCAACACCTTACCCGATGGTCGGAGATCACTGGATCACATAGGACAAACCGATGACCAGCCCTCTTCAGTATTTTTCGCCCGGAACCAACGGAGAGATTGGCGTTGGTACGTCACAGGTTCAGGGTCCCAACATCAAATGCAAAATGGCGATCTTCTTTGCAGATCCCGGCAACACAGGGGTCGTGCACTTGGGGCTCTCCACAGGCGTTACCGCGTCGGACGGCTCGACGGACACGACCACGGGCATCGCGCTTTCGGCCGGTCGTGACTCGGGCTGGATTCCGTTCAAGAATTTGCAGGACGCCTACTTGATCGCAGACGCTGCGTCACAGTCTGTGAGCTACATGACGGTCACATGACCGAAGCGCTGCGCAGGATCGGCTGATGAAGCTGGAACGCCGTCCTGAGAACGCTGTCAACTGGCCGCGCGCCGTGCAGACCGGCGTTGCGATTCTGGGCGCGTGTGCGTTCGGGGCCGTCGCACTCAGCTACGGCTACGGTTTTGGCGGTGGTGGGCGAGCGGAGACGTATCCGCAGACGGCAGCAGTAGCAGGTCTTGATACCCTGTATCCGAATCGGCCAGCTGGCACAACGTTGATCTATCACAGTCCCGGTACGAAGACGTTTGAAGCTGATGGGTGGACGATCAGCACTGACCCAGAGGGCAACGGCACGGGGTTCTGGGACAGCCTCGTGGTCGCAACGGATACAACATCTGTATCATCCCCAATCAACGCCGCAACGGTGCTGCAATTCACGCACATGGATTCCACCAGTGCTAACGCGATTGGCAACGCTAATTGGAGTAGCTGGTCAGGAAAGGCAAAGTTGGATTCTTTGAACGCCGCGAATGGGGGTTATTCGTCCGCGACAGCGGATACAGTGTATCTGTCCATGCACATCTATCTTGACACCGCTGACATCCAGTTGCACGGACAAAAGGTGGCTCCGGGGTATTTGGGCATTGACGGTATTGGTAGCAACATCCTGTTCCTGACTTGGGAAACAAACGGAAATATGCGTTGGACACAGCAGGGGAATCGCTCTTGTGACAGCCAAGGACTCCTAGCGACGAATCCGTGGTTGCCTCGGGCCGGTGCTTGGAATCAAGTAGAGGTGCTTTTCTGGGCTGGGTCTGGGGCTGGCACTGCGGATGGTGGTTTTCAGGTATGGATGAATGGAGACTTTATCGCGACAAAGACCGACCTCACGACGGGGTGCGACGGCTCTGGCCCGGACTTCGATGCGGTAGAGTTCTACCATAACTCGGACGTTGGGGCGCAGCCTCGGCACCAGTATTTGATCGGTGACTTCTATATGTCGGGGAATGACTGATGGCTTTATCAACTCCGTCTTACATAAGCGAAAAAACCTCAACGTCCGCGTCTACCTCTGTCACAACCGACAGCTTCACGCCCACTGCTAACGCCCTCGTACTCATCTCAATCGGACTTGGCACGTTTACGTCCGACCCCGGCACAATTTCTGTTAGCAGCGACACGTTCGGCGCGGGCATGGGCGCATGGACTTCTATCGGGCAAGCGAACGTCAGCGGTTCAAATCCTTGGCGTGTAGCCGTCTTCTGGGCTATCGCGGGTGCTTCCCCCGGATCGGGCACGGTCACGCTCGGTTGGTCGGTTAACTCGGCACGTCAGTCACTCCATGTGTGGGAAGTTGCGTCGGGTTACGACTCGACCACCCCGATCGTGGTGGCGTCTGTGGGCACGAATACGTTTACCGGGGCCAGTGGCAGCGGCACTCTTGATGTTACGCTCGGCTCCACCCCTGCGGCGACGTCTCTCGCCTGTGGTACGATTGTGTCGTCAAATGATGGTGCTGGCATTACCCCCGGTACAGGATTCACAGAGCTTCGCGAAACAGACTCTGGTGGCTCGCCGTCCTCAACCCTCCAGACAGAGTACGATGCGACTCCAGTAGACACTTCGGTTGACTGGAGTGACCTCGCCTTGGAGGGCGCGGGGGTTGCATTTGAGATTCAGGAAGCAGCCGCCTCCGGCTCCACCCTCGGTGGCCTAGTGGGCTCTAACACGGGGCTCATCGGCTGATGAAGCTGGAACGCCGTCCTGAGAACGCTGTCAACTGGCCCCGCGCCGTGCAGAGCAGTGTAGCCATTCTCGGCGCACTGAGCTTCGGCGCGATGGCGTATGGCTATGGTTACGGCGTGTCGGGTGGGCGAGCGGAAACGTACCCACAGGTGGCAGCAACCTCGTCCCCTGCTGTAGAGGAATTCTGGCGGTCTGACCTAAACCTGTACGACTCGATCGAAGCCGTCACCGCTGCTTCAGAGTACACCGAAAATTTTGCTGGGGCGTGCTTTGATTCTCTCACGCTGGTGACCACGGACACTGCCGCAGCGTTCGGCACCAATTACGTGAGGGCGTGGTTGACCGATACAAGCCCAAGCGTTGACTGCTGGTCGGGTTCTATGGCCTTTTCGCCCGCCGACTTCGAGGGGAATTACGACGAGGTGTGGCTGGAGTTTTGGTATCGGTTCGCGGATAACTGGAAAGGGATTGTTGACCATAAATGGCTACTGAACCAAGGCACACCTAGCGGTCGTTGGTCCCTTAAACCGCAGACTTCTAAAATACGATACAGGGTCGCGGGCAGTGGTGACGCATCAGAAGTGCTACTCGACACAGATTCGACCCATGCAGAGGCGCGATTCTGGACGGGCAACTGGCACAGACTGCGTTGTCACATGAGGAAGTCTACGGACGCAGTGACAGAGGACGGGCTATTCCGGTGCTACGTGGATGGCGTGTGGCTTGATCCAACACAGGGTCCATACAACAACGATGACGGGCTCACAATCGCGACAGATACAACAGACGCGATGTTCACCAATTTCTCATGGGGCGGGACTACCGCTCCATGTAGGTCTGAGACCTGCGGTGGTGGCACCATTTGGAATGATTTTGGTGAAATGGCTATTTGGACAGTAGCTCCCGGCGACAGTACATGGCTTCAGGAGTCCAGATGAAGAAGCCGTATTTCGCCCATACGGCTCGTACTGGAGGGACATCAATCCGCAAGGGCTGGGGGCGTGTCGCGGTGGAGGGTGAGTTTACCAAGCACGAATACGATCCTCCAGATGGGGCTTGGATCTATACATGGGTGCGGCATCCTGTAGACCGCGCCCTCTCGTTTTGGAAGTTCACCGAAGATGCGGAGGGTGGCACGTTTGAGGATTGGGTCTTGTCTGGTCGTATAAATCGGATAGAAACAGCCGGAACCGGAACCCCATTGATGGCTCCGATGTCGGATGTGTGGGCAAGCTCTGCGGCATGGGTGGGACGGTTTGAGCAGCGAGCCGACGACCTTTTGGCTCTGTCCCACATTCTCGGTAGGTCTGTGCCCACAGATCATGTGTATCGAACACATGACGCAGGGCTGGTGACAAATAAGGCTAGGTCTGAATTGGAAAGAATTTACGCTGACGACTTTCACCGTTTTGGGTACCAATAATGGCTTTCCCGACCGTAGTGACACGGGCAACATCGACAAGTAACACCAACGGCACAACGAGCCACACGGTCACACTTCCCGCCTCTCTGGTGTCTGGCAATCTGCTTGTAGTGGCGATTTGTTTTGACAATCAGGCGGGTGGCCTTGCTGTAACATGGCCCGGAGGGTGGACGGAGTTACTGGACAGCGTAGACGACACTCGCGCCTTGAGCTTAAACGTAGCATACAAAGTGAGTGACGGTGGTGAGGGCTCTAGTATTTCGGTTACGACGGATAACGGCGAACAGGCTGCCCACCGTTCGTGGCAAATCTCTGGTCAACACGCTTCGTCTGCTCCAGAGATAGGCACGACGGCGGCGGCGACATATAACAGCAGTCCAAACCCACCATCCCTTACTGCATCGTGGGGAAGTGATGACAACCTGTGGCTGGCGTTGGCGGGTTTGGACAACGGCGGCGTCACCGTAGACACTTACCCTAGTTCGTATAGTCAGGGCGCGGTGGTCACATCCGCTGGCAGCGGCTTGGCTGGTGCGACCATTGGTGTCGCGGAGAGGGAGAACGCGACCGCAACGGAAGATCCGGGAACGTTCGCCCTAAGCTCTAGTTGCGACCACCTGTCAAACACCTTGGTGATTCGCCCTGCCGCCGCCGCCTCCGGTGGTATGCAGCTAGTCGGTGGCGCAGGACTCGTAGGATAAATGTTGGACAATCTGAAACAGGAACAGGAGTAAATCATGCAGGATATCGGAGTCGTCCAACAGGATTCGACAGTCAGAATCATGTTCGTGACGAGAGATGGATCGGGTGGGGCAGTCGCGCCCTCGACTGCGTTTGAGAACGCGGACGTTGAGATCTACAAGGATGGGAGCGCGACCCAGCGGTCCTCGGACGCAGGGATCACGATGACCTCGCCGTTCGATACGGTTACGGGCCTACATCTTCTCGCGATCGACCTTTCGGACAACACCGACGCAGGGTTCTGGGCGGCAGGCTCGAACTACCACGTCACGATCCAGCCGGATGAGACGGTGGACGGCCAGACGGTTGTCGAGGTGCTCGCTCAGTTCACGATCGAGACGGACACCCAGAAGGCCCTCCGCACGTTCAACTCTGCCGCGTTCATCACGGACACGGTCACGACCACGACGAGCAACACCACCACCGCGGTAAACCTCACGGACTTCCTCGACGCGCAGGCCCCGGACAACAGCACCACGGGCGAACTCTGGCTCTGGCAGGAC